AGACGGCTACACTGGCTGTATCTTCCAAACGAAGAAAGGTAATCTCTACACGAGTACATCTATCAACCAGATCATCAAGCACATCATCCGTGACTGCAATGCTGAGGAAACTGCTGCCGCTAAAAAGCAGCGGCGGGAGCCGATCTTGCTCCCGCACTTCTCCGTCCATAATTTGAGGCACACCTTCTGCACCCGCTTCTGTGAGAACGAAACCAACTTGAAAATCATCCAGGAAATCATGGGGCACGCCAATATTTCTACCACCATGGATATCTATAATGAAGCCACGATGGAGAAGAAAAAGGCCAGCTTTGGGAACCTGGAGGGGAAGATTAAGATTGGCTGAGTCGTACACCAAAACCTACACCATCTCACGCAGTTTTTCTAAGAAGTTATGAGAAATTGCGTGAGATAATTCGGAAGAATTGCTTGAACAGAGCCGTTCTAAGAACTTATGAGAAGATATGCACCATAAAATTTTTATCCTGCGGATATAACAAGGATTTTCTCAGCAACACCAGAAAAGCGCAAAATACAGTGCGCCAATCGTCAAAACATACCATATCTTGTGTAAAATGTTCTGGTATGCCGGGAGTACCATTTCAGATTTACACCAAGTTTACACCATTTGAAGAAAAGCTCGATGTGGGTTTCAAATTTCTTGCGGGACAAAAAAAAGGGCGTGAGTATCGTGATTGATACCTACGCCCCGGCTTATTCCCAGAATTTCTCAAAATACCACAAATGCAAAAAAATAGGAAGCTGGCATAAAAAGCCAACTCCCCGGCAAAAGAACCGATATTCGATCAGCTCCAAATCTGTAGTATTACTATACTATTCTTTACATCTCATGTTTCTTGGGTAGCCTGAAGCTCAAATCCGGGCTACCCTCTGCTTACGTTCCCTCGTGCTTCTCCAGCCACTCCATATAGGCACGCTTGATATTCTCAATCGCCAGCACCGCTCGGTTATTTTCATACTCAGGGTGGCTCTTACAATAGTGCTCATAAAAGTCAATCTCTGACAGAGCTTCGATAAAATCCTCCTGGGTATGCGGAGCCTCCTGCAACAACTCCCGATTAAACCGAAGAATCTGCACTCTATGGGTATCCGCATTGCGTTCATTGTCAATGCGGATATGCTCATCCAGCCGCTCTCGTGTTTCTGCCTGAGCACTCTCCATCTTGTCCAGCTTCTTCAGCACATCACCATTCAGCGCACGACCAATCCACCGAGCAAGAGCGCCAAACGGATCAACCTTAATTGGCGTAATCTGAATCAGCATCAGAATGACAACCAGAGCGCCGCTACCACTTAGGAAAATGTCTTTTAGAGTCATTTTGTTTTCACCTCCGCACTGTTGTTGACCACCTTGCTCATATCGCACAGGCTATCAATCAGCGCAGAGATTTCGTCCATGTCGATTTCGTACTTGATGGTATCGGCAGAAGCCTTAACCATAGCAAGCACCCACTCCTTTCGGTCGGCACCTTTCTCGAACATTGCCTCCGCACGCTCCATGTAGCCCATAACCAGGTTCACAACCTGCGGCCAGTTCTTCTCCTTAATTGCACGCTGCACATATTTCACCAGCTGAACAACCAGCGGAATGGTTGCGGCAAGCCCGGAAAGAACAGAAACGATCAGTCTTACCCACTCAGTATCCATGATAATTCATCCTCCTTTTTACGCATGAATGATGGGAATGCCATATTCACGGGCACATAGGTTTTCAATCTTACATCCTCTGGCCTGCTCCCATCCATCACAAAACCATACCCAATCAGCAACCGCTAAGAGCTTTAGGCTTTCACCCAAATACTCCAAGGGCTTTTTATCGCCATCTTGAAAGAAGCTGTCAATTACCTCAACATCATCTTTCAAAATCCTTTCAGCGGCGAGTTTCGCATACTCCCGCTCTACGGCAATCTCTTCATCAGATCTACCCCGCATAGGTTGGGAAATAAAAAGTTGAACCATTTTTCTTCTCCTTATCAAATCGCTGGACTATCATCACTGCCGACATCGTATGTTTCAAAATTGTTTGCTTTTGCAGACTCAAAGGTAATTCCACCCTCGCTGTGATCTGACTTCGCCATATTCAAGTAGAAAGCGCACACCGTCCCATGTGCAGTCCACGGCAACCCCACCATAGCCGATAGCCACGGCAGAGAGCCGACATACCCTTTACGGATACAATAGAATGCAAGGAAAATTCCTCCGAGTGTTACCACCCAGAGCAACAGTCGAATATCAGAAATCAACCGCTTGGAATAATCCTTTTTCTTGGCTGTTTTCACGGGCTGATAATGGCTTGCAACACGCTTTCCGTTTTGTCCGAAAACAACCATACTGCCACCCCTTACGCCTTACCCATCATCTGGGCAAAACGGTAGAGAACCGTCACCAGCTGTTCACGAGTCAGGAAGTCCTGCCACATACAGTTGGGTTCTCCGTTAATCTGGGTGCCATTGCCAGCGATTAGGCCAGTAGCCAATGCCCACTCACGCGCTTCCTTGCTGTATGCGCCACTATCGTTGTCTTGCAGATCCTTACGCATTTCACTGAAAAGCTCTTTGAAACGTGTCATATCCATATCCTCATCCTCCATTCCATTATCCGTTTTGATTTTTTCTACCCAATCCAAAGACACCCAGCCTGTACCAGTAAAGCCCCAGCCGTTGTTCTCCTGAGAAATACTGAGCAGAGTGCCCGCCGGATATGTCATGATAATTGAACCGTTAGGATTATCTCGGCAGTTCAATCCGTCTTGAGCAATAACCTTTGCCTGGTAACTCACACTTGTTGGCTTTGACGCCGGTGCAGAACCCAGCAGTGCCGCCACATCATTCCTCGCTGTCTCCATTGACTTCCCAAACTTCGGGAACCAGTGAAGCACATCGCCGTGGTTAGAGCCAAGCTCCAGCCTGCAACTGTCAGCATGGCACAAAATGGTGGGCACTTTCACGCCGTTGACCAGAACCGTCCCATGCGGATCAATGTTGTAGAGCTTACAAAGGTAGGCGGTAATCTCGCACGCCTCCTTGTAGACCTTGTTGAAGTAGTCGGCGTCTGCCAGACCATCTTCACAGATCTCAAACTGAATCCAGCCGTTGTTGCAAGAGCCTTTGCTTCCCGAACCACAGCCCCAAGGCCGATAGTTCCACGGCATAGTCTGGACGGTAGTAACACTGCCATCTGCCAGCTTGCCAATCCAGCAGTTCAAGCCTGCCTGCACAGAAGTGTGGTTCCAGTCGTTCCCGTTGTTGTTCTTGCCAAGCAGTGCCATCAGATTGGCATAGTTCGGATCATCGGCACCAGGCTGCACATAGCGCCGCAATGTAGGATTGTTCGCGCCAGTGCTGTGCCACAAAACGCCTTTGACATCCATTTTCCGAGTGCCCTGATAGCAGGTGCTATGGGTCTGCATACATACCAGGGGCTTGTTGCGCTCTGAATATTTCATAGCGCTCCCTCCTTTCTGAATGGTCATAGCGAACTGGTCATAGTACCTCTGTCCATACTCAGCCCGCTTTTTCTGAACGCCCACACTTTGATTTGCCGGCCTCTCATAATTCAGCAATACAGCGTTGGACGCCTCAAACACGGAAAGAGCCGTCTTCAGCACCGCCAAAACACTGGGGTAACTTTCAGACAGCTCTTTCCAAAGAAAGTCCAACTGCATATTCAGATCGCCGATAGATTTGCCAGAAGCCTTTGCAAAGTTCAGAAGGGCTTGCTTCCGACTCCAATAAGTCCATTGTGCGAGTCCAAAACCCGCCTTGTCCTGCACGAAGTTTGTGTAGGTGCCATTATCCACAGCGGCAACATAGGCGTTGTCGTTCATACCGAGAGCATTTTCATAACTGTTCTGCAAATTCTTGGGGTTAAGGCCGCTCTCAGCAAACAAATTGCCCATCAAACCGGCGATCCCGTACTCGTTCAACCCTTTCGCACGAAAGTAGTCGTGAATTACTTGCTCATTCATATATTCCTCCCTTACAGATCAGAAAGCCCCGTCTGCTTCTGGGCAATGATCTCACCATCAGCAAAATACTTTCCGATTTCTTCCTCATCGTCGATGTCCTTGTATGTCGCAACCATTTCAAGACTGTCCCAGCCGATAATGGTCTTGATTACAGAGTCCGGCAGATTGGCTTTGGCAAGCGAGGTTGTAAAGAAATGCCGTAGACTGTGCCAATACACAGGGATTTCCAGGATAGCGGAGAATGTCTCCGCCCAACTGTTCAGTGTGGAAATCGGAAGCGGTTGTGTAAAATCTTCCTTATTGGGGAACAACCACTCACTTTCAATTCCCAACTCCTGCCGCTTTTCCAGCCACCGATCCAGATACGGCTTAAATGGCTTTGAGAGCACGTAACAAGTCAGCATTTTACCGTTGACACCACGCCCTTTTGTCCTGATTTTCTCAGGCGTTTTGTAAAGTGAACCGTAGATAATGTTTTCGTCATCAAAGTACGATACCTTGAACCGCACCAGCTCAGATTTGCGCCGTCCCGAATATCGCGCCAACGCAAAGCAGCAGGCTTTCTCATACTGCCCGTGTTCTGTAAGGTAGTCCTGGAGTGTGTCGGCCTGCTCATCGGTCAGCACCGTCTTCTCCCTGGTAGGCTCATTGATCGGGTTCTCAATCTTCCGAACGATTGAACGGAAGTTGGGTAGCTCGTCATCCAAAATGGCTTCAATATAGTTGCTGAGAGAAGACAGCGTTGCTTTCAGCCGGCGCACACGCGCAGGTGAGTTTTCGTTGTTCCGCAGCAGCCAGTTTTGATAGGCAACAATATCTCGTTTAGAAATCTCAGGGAAATATTTGTTGTCAGCATTTTGGAGCACCCACACAAAGAAGATGTATAGGTCACTGGTATACGCTTTTACAGTAGACTCCGCCTTGCCAACCGACCTCAGATAGTCCAGGAAGTCATTCATCAGCCGAATGTTCTTTGGATTGATCTGGGCAATCAACTCAGGCGAAGTGATTTTGTTTTGCTTTGTCTTTCGTCCCATATCCCTCACCTCCTATATGAAAAGAGCTGCACCCGAAAAAGGTGCAGCTCTCAAAAGAAATGGTTAGCAAATAGTAGTTTCATTCTGTAATTAGAATGTGTATCGCGGTCTTTCTCCGCCCTCTACCGCATATCGCATCCAGTCCAGCATGACAATCCCCACAGCTGAGGCCGCAATCCAGATAAAATAGAACGGCAAACAAATTTGACCCAGAATATTTCCAAACAAGTGAGAATAATCCCAAATCCCCAGCCCCAGCCAGATATTGAGGATAAGACCAGCTACGAACTCCGCAGCAGTAATCGCTGTAGCACAAATTACAGCCTGCATCCACAGAGGCATACTCCAAGGCAATTCTGCTCCAAACCGCTCCAGCGGAATAGCCAGGAAAATAGCAAGCGCAAACATCGTCCAAGAAATCGTCTCTGGCCTGCCCTGGAATGTCTTCCACGCGACTTCCATAAAGAAATACAGCCCGCCAGTCCACATCCACAGAAGCAGGGACAGCACCCATTTTCCTACCTGTTCTCTTTTCATAGTGCATCCTCCTCCCACGTTCCGGCAATACTGCGAAGACGGTTCAGTTCTTTCAATCTCTCCTCTTCCATAACCTCAGCGCCAAACTGCTCCAACACATAGGCTTGTGCTTTGATGATCTCAGCCTGACGGATGCAAATATCCGTCAGTTCTGAAATCAGTTCAACTCCGCTCATGTAGTCTCACCCAGCCGTGCAACAATGGCCTGCATTTGCGTCTGAGCGACTGCCAGCTTGTCCGCCAGTTCAGTGGCATAAGGATCGGGGAGAGTCATTCCGTACTGAATTGTGGTGATTTCTTCACTGGTTTCCAGTGAATTTACATACGCCTTGAGTGCATTGTGATATGCGGTCTGGGATGTGATGTGGCCTTGGGCCGCAATGTAGATTTGCGCGATCTCCTGTGCAGAATAGACCGTACAGGTGCCGTCATCCGCCTGATAGGGGAACTCGGTGCCTCCCAGCTCAACCACTCGGAATAGGTTGTTGATGTTGCTCTGATCCTCCAGAGCCAGATTGAAGTGATCGGTTCGCTCACCAATCTGCACATCAATACCCGCCACAATGACAGCATTGCACGCTTTGGAGATTTCCAGCAGCTTCGCTGTCCGAATCGTATCAAGCGCTGTGTCACTGCCCAAAATTTCAACAGCGTCCTCCGTAGTGATCCAGCCCTTTTGAATAGCGTTCAGCACACCGACACTGGTTAGAACCTTATCATTGTACAGCTGCGCAATATAGTTTTTGTCCATAGCTCAACCCTCCAAAATGTTTACAATCAGCCCGTCAATAACTTGCTTCTGCTCCGCAACCAGGATGCCTCCGTCAATCTTGGAGATTACTACAGTAGCAACCGCTCCAGGGAGTTCATCTCTGCCAAGGATATGATAAGGTACGCTTTGAATAGAAAGCCCCTGAGCATCTTCTTCCGTTGCGGGCACATAGCAGCCATTCTCGTGTAGGCGAATGAAAACGGGCTGATCTACATAAGCCATTACCGTATTGCCTTTAATGACCTGATACATATAACCACTTCCTTTCAAATATTGATAAGCTCTTTGATATGCCGCAAATCCGCAATAGAGGCAGTATAGAAATCAGGACTCCACAGCCAGAAGTCTTCGTGCTCTTTCCTGCGATACTTCTTGCAAACAGAGTCGTTCCCCTCCTTATCCCATCTGGTCTGA